GACAAAGCATTTGGAGCGAAGCTGATCCTCCGATGCAACAGTATCAAGATATACTAGGCTTTCTTGTAAGCTACGCTACTCCACCTATGATTATGCCTAGAAATAAATCAGGTGATGTCATAGGGAATGGAGGGCAGATAGTTAAAACTCTTATGGCTGCTGGATGGATGGACGGCAATACAGATGCCGATGGCCTACCAAAAAATACTGTTGGAAGCTCTATACTTTCTTGGATGGGAATTAATACTGCCGCTTTGACTGCTGAAACAGCAGGTAGAAAGGTTTACTTTAAAGGTAAGGATGTTGATAAGATCATGCAGAGATTAATAAAACTTATTGATGATCCTAATGTAAAAGAAGATCAACGAGAAAGACTTATAGAGGAATACAGAATGCACCAAGCAAATGCAATAGAAAAATACCGTGAGTATGCTGATGCATATAGACAGGTAGAAGATGTCCTCTAGTCTTTATGTTGAAGTTGAATGGGTAGATATTATATCTACATCTGGGTGGGAAAAATCTGATGAAATAAAGACCCCCATCTTTTGGTCTTATGGATATTTAATTAACCACGATGATGAAGAGGTTCGTATAGCTACGACCAAAGATGAGGATGGTGAATGGTATGGGTTTACTATCATGCCCATAGGTTGTGTTAAAAAAATAACCCCCCTGGGGAAGGGGGGCTATTCAAATCAAACGAATAACATAATTAGACAGGCAGAGAAAAACACATAGCTTCCGTACCAGCCAAGCATATAAATTAAATCTCTTGCCATCTTTGATTCCATTTCTTAACGGCGGATTCTTTTTGAGAGTCTACCTTTGGGTGAAAGCTTAAGAACAAAGAGCACTTTGTACATCCAACTAAGAACTTACCAATCATTGCTTTTGCTCCACAGAATGGACAATGTTTTAAACTCATAAGTATTCCCGTAGTAGTTTGCGTTGAGTTACAGCGTTTATTTCATCGTAGTATCCCTCCCCATCTAGTCCGTTTAAACTAACAACCCCCCTCCACCAAGTGTACTCTGTATCCCTACACCAACTCTCTGAGTAGTGAGGGTGAGAGAAACATCCTGCGCTTAATCCAAATATCTTTTGACCATCAGGTCTAGTTTGTTCTGCATGATTATACAAGTGTGAATGTCCTTGCACCGCTGAGCAGTGCAGTTTAGATACCAGTTGATGACCAATATGTGATGAACTAATTGGCCTTCCTGCAACACCAGAAGTAAAGTAATGGGAAAATATAATACCTTCAACAGTTAATGTCCTTTTGAATGGTGTTAGTTTCCAACCAAACTTTTCATACTGTAGGTCTTTGATTGAGATAGCTCCCTCTAGTTCAGGTGCTGAGTTAACAGCCCTGTCTATTCTATCTTCATGATTACCTAAACACATGAATAGCCGTGGCTTGTACTGCTTTTCTTTATTCTTTTTCTTCTTAGCGTTAAGCTTCTTGATAGGATCGAACATCTTATTTTGTCCATCAATAACAGATTCAACATCCTTCTTGTATCGTCTTCCTTCAAAACCTTTAGTCCCCTTATCATATGATGAGAGACTAGGCATATCTGCAAAGTCTCCCAAACATACAATGATTTCAGGCTTGTGCTTTACTATGTAGTTTCCTAAAGCAGTAAACCTGTCGCTGTCATACTCAGGTGCAGCATGAGCATCTGGTATGATTAGCATATTTTTATTACCCTTCAATTTGATTCTCCGTTTTTGTTTTGCGTCTTGGTTTGGACACTGGTCTATATGGATACAAAGCACAGCTTGTAATCTCGCATCTCTCTACTTGATACCTCATAGACCCTGACTCTAGTGGATCGTATATACACTCAATACACTTGTCCATAATTGCTTTGCTTCTACTCATTACCCTTTCCTTACTTCTTTGATTAGTATATTAGCATAAGATATAATCTTTTCTAAGTCTGCCAGAGGTTCTCCTTTTTTGTCCCATCTGGCAGCATACTTAATAATATTTCCAGAACAGAAGTCAAGCCCATTAGACATAATAAAATCTATTGGTTCAATCTTCATCTTGTAATGGTCGTTCATTATATTCCGCACACCCCACTTAAGCATTGCTCTTCGCTATTGTCCTCATAGATAACACCACGTTTAGCATGAGCTTCCTCATAAGGAACAGAAGTAATAGGCTGACCACCTCTAGCACCATCAGGATATACTGTTAAGCCACGTAACCCTGGCGCATACTTAGCGATAGTCTCTGCATACTTCATGATTGTATCCTCATTATTTAGATCACTACCCCAAGCAGGCAGATTAATTGTACTGCTAATAGCATGGTCAACATACTTCTGTAGTTCATACTGAAACTTGATGCGTCTTTCTGGATCACCCGCTAAGTCTACTGCTGACTCTATGTTTTCTGGTTTGATTCCTCCGTCGATAAGGGCTTGAGCTGTACCGTCGACGACAAACTGATGCTTCCATTTGGTTCCATCCGTAAGATAACGCCTGCGGTAAGCAACGGCGTATATCGGTTCCACTCCAGAAGTAGTCCCCGCGAGGATACTAATGGTTCCTGTCGGAGCAATTGCTCTGTATCCTTTAGGACGTTTGAGAAAAAGTCTATCGCAGTGAGCGTCGGCTGATCGCTTGCTTTCTGATTCATAAACCCTCATCCATTGTTTAAGTTCATCTGTCATTTCATACTTATGACCACGCTGAAGAAGCCACTCATGCATACCCATAAGACCCAAACCAATACGACTATTTTGCATCCTTACTTTTGAGATTTTTTCGTAGGGGACTTGCGCTCTGATAAGCCCACAAACAAGGAACTTACTTGCAAGATTAACAACATCCCTAAACTCATTAAGGTCCCCAACATTAGCCAGATTAACAGACCCAAGATTGCAAACGTCGCTATCATCTTCGCTAGTAATTTCTGTGCAAGCATTACGAAGCGTTTCATTTTGTTTGTCTCCAAAGTTAAACGAGAACCCAGGCTCTCCTGTCATCATAGCTTGCCTAATGTTCTCAACAAACACTGGGTTCATCTTATCTTTAAGCCATGCATCATCATAGTTAAGTGATATGTTCATCATATCTAAAGGAGCAGGAGCATTAAAGTCTGCTTTCTTTAGTTCAGCATAGTTAGTGTCACCAACACTGATGTCATGCCAGTTCTTAACCTTTAGGAAGTCATTAGCATCTTCATGTTGCCAGTTCATTGAGCCATACAGTGCAGACCTACGGCTACCACCCTGCATTACATTACGTCCAACCTCATTGAGGGTAGACAGTAGTGGAATAGGCCCAGAAGCAACGCCTCCAGTACGAACCAGTCTGCGTCCTGATGGCCTAGCCTTAGAGATATCAACACCAATTCCTCCTCCTGTCATCAAGCAAGACATTGCACGTTGAGTAACGCCAGCCCACTCTTCTCTAGTATCCTCCTCAAGCCTAAGAAGATAGCAGTTATTGTAAAACCTAGCATCTCTACCTGCATACCATAAATACCTACCGCCTGGGACAAACTTAAAGTCAGAGATATACTGAGCAAGCTGATCTCGTTCGGTCTTATCCATCAAAGGATTTTTTGATCCATTAAAGTCACCACATACGCTGTTAACTACTGCATGCGCCTTGTCATTCCAAGTCTCATACTCTGTAGATGCGTACTTGTTTTTAAATATATCTTCGCCTAGCTTAGTTTTAAATGTCATTGTATACCTTCGTTAATTACTTTATTTCCTGTACTACCAAAACCACCCTCACCCCTAACAACATAGCTACTAACCTCAGTAGATAAAACTGGAGAAAGATAATGCGAGAATACTAACTGCGCTATCTTATCTCCCTTCTCAATATCATATGGCAGATGTCCCGAATTAAAAAGGATTACCTTGACCTCACCCTTGTAGTCTGGGTCAATAGTTCCTGGGGAATTAAGAACAAACACACCATGTTTAGATGCTAAGCCGCTTCTACTTCTTACCTGACCTTCAATACCAATTGGCATATGAAGTTTTATTCCAGTGCTAATTACCTTTGTAGACAAAGGTCTAATCACATCATCCTCTGATGAACAGATATCATACCCAACAGAAAACTCAGTTGCTCTCTGTGGTATAGCACTTGCTGTACTCATCAACTCAATCTTTACTTGATCTGACATTTATATATTTTCCTTTTAGATCGTGTTCTTTTGCATATCGCATATACTCTTGCAGAGAACATCCAGCATGGTGTTTAAAACATTCTTCCCAAGAATTAAATTTAACAGTCGGCTGTTTTTTACCAGAGTAAATGTCTCTTGCAAGGAAGTATATGATCTCATCTTGTGGCTCTCCTTTAGAACGGTATGTCATCAGCTGATACTTCTTTAGCTATATCTTTCATAGCATCTCTAGCACCTGAAGGCATAGACTTCTTGTCAGAAGATCCCATCTCTACTTCTTTGTATGCATCTGGACTGTTAATCATCTGCATCATATACCCTTTGATGTCAGTAGTATATTTTTCTACACCACTCTTATCAGTATACTTACGATAATCAATTGATCCTTCTACATATAAGTTAGTACCCTTTCCTACATAAGCCTCAGCAATCTCCGCTTGTTTACCAAAGAAGACTACGTTGTGCCAGTCAGATTTCTTATACTCACCATAGCCTGACTCGGTAACCATAGATACCTGAGCAATCTTGCTATCATTTTTAGTGGTACGAATAGTAGGTTCTTTCCATACACTACCAACTAGAATTACTTTATTAATTCCCTTCATTACTTTCTCCGTGTTTTTCGGGCCAATATTTCTTTACGTTTTTCCATACTTCTAATGCTGAACTAAAGATAGTCCAGTACCTATCGAAGTCTTTGCTATCCCACTCATGAAAGACAACAGTGCCTGGGTTGCTAGCAGAGATAAATACATTTGCTATTCTCTTAGCTGGCGCAGGCAGTGCTCTCTCATAAGCAATCAATTGGTATGCCATAGACTCGTAAGCTAACTGCTTGCTACCAGTAGAGAATTCTTTGGTTTTAAAATCAATAACCCATTCGTCTGATACCAAGTCTATCATACCACCATATCCATCCTTTACATTACATACAGTTTCCTCTGATCTCCATTGTTGTTCACCACAATTAATCTTTAACAAAGCATCAACAGCATTAAAGATATTTGAGTCAGAACCAGTAGGAGATAGTTCATTTTTAAAACAGTTCTCTAACATATTATGTATCCTACTACCTCTTTCGGATGCCTCAACTGTTTCCCTTTTGCTTTCTTGTAGTACCTTTGACCTCCATATCTCAATACTTAAGTCTCCTCTTGGTACTAAAGCAGCAGCATCAATAGCCTTGTTAGTTTTCCATGTGTCTAATCCAGGCTTAGCTAGTATGTCTAGAACAGAAGTTACAGAAGGCATCCATCCATATTTCCTTGCATCTCTTAATGTTGTAGCCCTAGTCTTCCCGTTCTTTCCTTCAATAAAATGTCTTGGTTCTCCTTGTCTGTCATACCAGTGCATTATTTATCCTTTGTTCTTTTGCTCATTAGTTCATCAAAGCCCTCTGGTGTAGCCCATACAGCAGCTTTATTATTACGATCAAAAGCATTGGGATGGTATAAGTATCTTCCTATGCCGAACAAGACAGCAGCCCTCTTAAGAGCGTCACTGATGCCACCCTTTGCACCTTCAATATTAGAATCATCAGCACCATCTGACTTAGTAATCCATGTTCCATCTATATTAACAGACAGTTCACATATCATACGATTGCCAATCCAATGGTACTTAGTCTGCCAATTAGAAATACCAACAACCTCGTCTAGCCTATCCATTACATTTCTAGCATCAATATAAGCTAACTCCTTACTACCCCCACCTTTTCTAAACTTAACCTTACCTTCTGGAAAAGGCCTTTTAAATGCCATCTCTAAACTATTCATTAGTATTTATTTTCCCTGTATTTTTTTAGTGAATCAAGATACTCTCTGAAGTTATCCTCCCTATCTTCTTTCTCTAAGTTATCAAGCCATAAGTTATACCCCTCTTCAAACTCCTCTTGTTCTAATGATTGTTGTTGTTCCCAGCCCATAATCAAAACTCTCCCTTGGTCATGCTCGCTGGATTGTAGAACCCAGCCTCAATAAGAGTTGCTTCAACTCTCTCCATGTACTCAGCGAACTGCTCAACATTTAAACCAGATGTTTGTATAGCAACCTCCACTGCCTCACCATCCAAGTTTGTAACTGTGTTAGTACCCAGGATCTGAACACACATAACAGAGTGTAGTTCATTAGTAGTATACCCTATTTCATTTGCAGCCTCCCTAATAATATGCCAGTACCTATTGTTCTGATCTATAGATCGTTGATTCTTTTTATTGTACGGTCTTATTATAACTTCATAAGGCTCATTAGAATGAGATAATTGTTTAATATAATCTACACAATTATTCTTTTCATGTAAGTTATACAATTTAAATCTCTTTACTTTTTTGTCCATTCTATTATACCATATTCAAAAGCACGTCCTATTGTTTGCAAGCACCATCTCATTTGTGTTTCCTTATCTATCTCCCCGCTATGACATTCAGCATGGTGAGTGTAGCATACTGGTAACGTAAAATAATCTGGCGCTTTCTTACCCATCCCCGCACCAAGAGCCTGAACTCTAAGGTGGTGAGCCTGTGAATCTTGACCGCAGTATATACATGGTTGATCCGCTACCCACTCAAGGTACTTACGACTCTTCACTTAACCCTCCTGTAAGGATTGAATACTCTTTGTAACTCTAGTTCCCATTCTTCTACAATAGGAATAAGATAGTTAAAATAATTATACTTAATATGTCTATAAAATATATGTCTTTCTCCCTTTATATACAAACCCCTAGACCTATCGGACATTTGTTTTTTACCTACACCATCACATAAATCACATTTGTATAGTTTATCTAGTATGATAACCTCTTTTCTTCCATTGCATTTAGGACATATAGATGGATTAACCATCTCGTATAAAACAAGATTAGCTACATCAAATATATTATCATCGGATATTGTTTTATTCCATTTTAATTCCTTTGCTTTTTTATATATTTCATTTACTAATTTGTTATGCCATTTGTGTTCTAAGCAATACTTATACCTAGCGTAACAACCACTTAGATAACTTGCCTTTGCTAACGTAGCCGCCACATCCTCCCAAGCAGGGCCAGAGTTTGTACTCCAAATACTGTTTGATTTTATTGTTAAAGACTTAAGTGCTTCCAGACCTGACATCAAATATTTCCTTATAGATTGTAGTTGTTGGCTTAGTTGTACCCATTATTTCTCCTGTTTCATAATAATTTTGATACGCTTCACAAGCAGTTTTCTTTTGAGCGCAATACTTCCAACTGAGGCAAGGATTGCATGGAGATTGTTCGCTTGCTATTGCTCTTGCTAAATTAAAGTACTCACGTTTCATTTTAATTTCTCCCTAAAATCCTTAGCCCTAAAGACTATAAGTGTGTCATCAAAAGCAGTACCATTTTCTTTTATGAATACAACTGGTACTGTTCCGTTCCTAGATGATGCAACAGCTTGACGCATAGCATCCTTAATCCACTCAGGAATCTTCTTCCTATACTTACATTCAATGGATAGTGTATTGCTTGTAACATCTGGTGCGCTTCCTCTTGTCCTGCCAGTAACTGGTACACGATCAGCATCATCGCCTAGTTCGGTAAGGAATTCTGCAACCCAACGTTCAAACTTTTTCCATGTCTTATCCATAGTTTAATATCTTAGCGGGTACTTCTCTAACAGCATTGCTTGGTAAATGATATGTTCCTGTCCTCCAATTATAAGTTAACTCCACGTTTCCTAACTGCCCATCCTGTTTAAACCTAACTTTCTGCACATGAACTTCAATGATTGAATCATTCTTTGTGAAGTCCCTCCATACTGTAATACAGTTATCAGATTTGTCACGCCATCTGGCTGAACCACTGATATCATACGGTGTTGGAATAGGAATGTTACCATTCTTATCTCTGTATAGTTTAGCAGGGTGAGCCACAATCCATAAATGAATACCATACTTTCTTGCAAACTGTCTCATCCTCTTGAGTGCTACTGAAATGTACTCTGTTTCGTTCTGTCCATCTCTTCGCAGATGTTCTAACTCATTCCAAGGATCAATAACTAATCCACGTATACCCTTGGTAAGAACCAATCTCTTTGCTGATTCTAATATAACATCAATAGACCATTCCTTATCATCCTCTGGAAGTATCCAAGTAAAGTGTTTGGTTAACCAACGCTTACCCTCCTCAAGTTTGTTCTTGTCCATGCAAGGTGTCGGCCCATCAAAGAATGGTTGACCCGCCCACTTCTCAATAACCCTAGCCATGTGATCTTCAAGTGGCTGATTCTCTGGTGAAAAGATACCGAAGTTCCAGCCCTCCCTCTTTGCTATGTTGACCATCATTGCATCAAGCCAATTAGATTTACCACTACTAGGTATACCTGTTAGCACTGTGAATGCCCCAGGCCTTACCAAGTAATGAGCATCCATTGTTTCCCATCCAGTGCTTACACCTTTTTCAATGTCACCCTCATATAATCTATTGATTGAGTCTGACAAATGAGTAGCACTGTAAGTACCTGCTATTGGGTACGGCTTAGCATGGTCGATACATTCAGACAGTACAGTTTTACCATGCTTAACCAATACATCATTAGCATCTTTACAACCTTCGGGCCACACAACTCTGTAACACTTGTCTTTACCTAGTCTGCGGGATAGTTCATTCTCAAGCTTACTTCCTGGCTCATCATTATCTACAGCAATAATGAACTTGGAAACTATATTAAATTTTTCTTTGTGTAGCCACGGGTCATTAAGATACTCAAACTTTGAGGAGTAATCAGAACTATTAACTGGTGGTGCGCCATCGGGAACACTAACACAAGTTCTAATCCCTGCCTCCCACAATGATAACTTATCTATCTCACCCTCAACAATAACACAACTAACATCGTTACCTACTATGTCATCAATACCGTACAAGTGTCGCTGTGCACCAGCCTCTAAACGAAAATGCTTTTTGTTATCTCTATACTTTACATTAATTAATTCCTTGTTTCTATAGTAAGGGAACGCAATAGACTGTGCCATTGATTCAATCTGTGGCATATATACTTTACGCTCACTTATATTATTTTCTTCTAGTGTAGATATACTAATACCCCTGTCAGAAAACCACTTGATTACCGAAGAACTTAAGTCTACTGTAGGCAGTGGATCTGGCTTGATAAACTTAGGCTTTCTCCAGTGCAATACATCAGAACCTTTATCATCACCTTTGGCTAGACTTCCTGACCAACCACAATGGTGACACAACCACACCCCTTCATCAATGTTTACTGATAAACAAGTTGCTTTCTTCTTCCTTCTTTGTCCTGAACATCTAGGGCATTGAGTATTTACTTGCCCGCTGCTACTACGAGCAGGGATATTTATATCAAAGTCGCTATATGTTTTTTGCATTTAATCTCTTCCATTCTTTCCATTCAATTACATCTGAAATTGCTAGGTTTAAATCTTCAACAGAATCGTATTCACCACCATCATAATAATTATACCATACACCTTTGCCACTATGATTAGTAATAATAAACTTCCATTTATTTTCCATAGTTCTATATCGTTCTGCTCCCCAAGTAGTATCACCTATTAGTTCAGATAGATTAAAAGAACTACCCTTACCCCATGTTACTTTCATAACCCTTCCTCTCAAGATATCTATTTTTACTTTGCTTAGCATCTCGATGAGACATTAATTGAGTGATAAGAAAATCAACATCATGCCAATCTAAAAGAATTGCGCTATGCTCATCTCCAGAAAGAGGGTCAGCATTAGATGTTATATATAAACCAGAGTTACCATCTTTATATTTATGTTCCCTTATATCTATAATCATTTTATTTTTCCTATATATATTATAACATACTTACATTGAGTATCCGAAAGGATTATTATTTGTACTATCCATTATAGCACATGACTGAAGTAGATCGAACCCTCTCATTCTAAGTCGAGTCATATCATTCATGATTGCGTTATCATTACCATCATCAACACTAATAGATGTTTCATCTAACAAGTACATGAGTATATCATAATCCTCTGGTGTTAAATCTATCTCGTCATTAAACATTTCAGTTTGCATTTTTATATTTACTCCTTAGTTTAGACATATGATACCCCAAGCAACTATCTGGTAAATCTTTTATGATACTTAGGGCAAGTCTTTCTGCTTCTTGTATATCTTTAATATGACTAACAAACCTTGCAACACTAAGCTTTCTAATGACTCCTGAGTTTGGTCCAGTGCCATATGTTCCTGCTACTTTTGGTCTAAATAACTCAACAACGAAGTGAAACTTTCTGGTATCCACCCCTCTAAACGTAGCGTTTAACTGACCCCACTCAACCTTGAAGTCTCCGTCAAGCCTAGCCTTAGTCATCTCTGTAAAATGTTTTGGGGTTAAGTGTTCTTTCAGTGGCTTATCATCAGCAAATTTAGACTCACCTCTAGTACATTTTTTACCACCATCTATTGTACCATCTGGTTTAAAAGTAATGCGATCCTTTTGAAGTTCCCAAACATTACTAACATCATAGTGCACTCGTCTAACATCTTCATCTATCTCATATACAGCATATCTTTTATTGTTAGCAGTATATATATGTATTGATTGAGGTAAAAACTTAAGAAGATCTTCCTCTATATTATGATAATAATAATGTGTTTTATTAGCGGGTGTAAAGTCAACATCAATACTATCATCGTTATAGTATTTAATCCTTGTCATCAAACCTCTTTCTTCTTCCGAGTCATTTCTATATGACATCTCTTGCTTAATAGCATACCCATCATCTTCTTTTTGAAGCACTAATGAACTTCGGGTGCTATGATAATAGTTTAATCTGGCTAAACTTGTCTCATACTCATGAAACTTTATAAGAGATTCTTTAGTTTTAAAATCTGAATGTACAAAATCTCTATGACTATTACTCATTTTATTCTCCTGAGTTTTCTACGTTAATTACATCTCCAAATGGTACACTAAGCGCTGTTCCCTCGTCGCCATAGTTTACCCAAATCACTGGGTAGTCTGGCTCGTATGAAGGAAAAGAACCATACAAATCAGTTAGATATATAAGTACACATGGACTCTCATCATTCTCTACAACCCAATCAAACGCAGGCTCGAAGGCAGTACCTCCTCGACCAACTACATTTAATGCTTCTGGTATATCAAGTGCTTGGAATCTATGTATGTTTTGTACCTCAGTATCTACATCCATAATAATTATCTCATCAACATCACAATCCTGTGCTACTGAAACAATCTCTGACCATGCTTGAATAAGTATATCTGTATTCATTGAACCGCTAGTATCTACAGCGAATATAATCTTACGCAAGCCATCTATCTTTTGAATGGATGGTAAGTATAACTCATCTGCAATAAACTTTCTCTGTGGTCTCTTCCAACTGTGCTCATCCCTCATTGGCTCCCTTGCTAACTCAGCAAGTTCATCAGCCCATGATACTTTTGGATTGCGTATCTCATCTATGATCTCTTTGAACGCCCCTGGTACACTACCACGCTGAGTGCATGAGTTTGCAGCAGATAATATCTTCTGCTTCCACTCATTCTCCATCTCTTGTTTCTTACCTTCACCCTCACCATCCATGTCAGTGAAGTGTCCAGTGCATGGCATATCATCAAGAGATTGTATAGATATGTTAGGATTATTACCCTCTAATATATCATTGTAAACAGCATCAGTATTCCAGTCAAAGTTATACTTCTTGTCATACAATACATCTTCTGGTGGCTTCATACCCTCATCAACTAACTGATAGTTAATTACATAGTCACCTGCAATATTCCATAGCGTAGGATCTCTATGTGCTCTCCTAGTTAGATGGAAAAAAGCGGGGTGCATAACCTCATGCAGTAATACAAACTGAATGTCATCCATACTAAGTTTGTTAAGGAAATCATCGTTATAAAAAATACTCCTCCCATCAGTAGCAAATGTAGGTATCTCATCCTTGCGAACTATCTCCATTGACAAAAGTAAATGACCAAAGAAAGGGAAGTCCATCAACGCTCTTGATCGTGCAATCTCTAACTTACGAGCCGAATCCATACAGTTTCTCCATTGCTGTTAGTGGTTGTTCTTGGTTATCTGCCACATCATTAACAAAAATCATCTGCAATACCTTGCGAGCATGATTAATAGCACGAGTCTGAGCAGGCTTGTTACCTCTTAGCGAGGCTGGTACAAACAAAAGATTATCTTTCATATACTGTTGTATATCTTTTAGTTTATCATCATTAGTAAAGTTAAGGCAATCAATAATTCTAATAAGATGATTCAATCCATCAATCCTAGTCTCACATATCCTAGGATTATCCTTGTCTAACACACTAATCAAACCATTCATCTCATCTTTAATCTTATTATATAAAGACTCAACAGATGATTCTAAACTCTCATTCATACTCTGCTCTACCTCATCCTTGATGCGCTTGGCTTCTATCTCACTCAGTCCAGTAAGCATCTCAAGACCATGAGCAGACGGCACTGGTCTAAGAAACTTCTTCATCTTAAACTTGGCTACAAAGTCCTCAACATCTGGATAGTCATCGTATCTAAACATACCACCACTATCATTGAGTCTTTTCTTAGCCTCCTGCAAAGCCTCGTGATACTTGCCGTTAACCAATTCATCTTTGGCTGTTTCCCATTCACGCTCAGCATCACGCCATATCTTACTGATGCTCATGATACGATTGTTAGGTAACAGATAAGTATTATCACTGTCATGCAAGTATGGCAAGGTGTTCTGCTTTACTGCTTGCTCTACCTTACGCTTGATATCTTGGAAAGGTTTAATATACTTCTGTGCTATAGCAATCTTGTTGAAGTTACCAGATGCTTGACTACCACCACTTACATTGTAGTCATCCGCTATCTTACTTGATACCTCCTTGTCTACCTTACGCCCAGAAGTGATACTAAAATCTACCTTAAACAACATTGCTTTATTTTCTAGTTTCATTTGTATTATCCTAATACGATATCGACATTATCCATAGCCCACTGACCAAACTCAGGTGTATCTTGAATCTCTGGCTTGATCTTTCTGGCTTCCATGATACTTGTTACAGCATACTCGCTTGGTAAACGACCAAGATACTTCATCACATTACCCATGTTATCAACATTAATCCAGTGTGCTAACCCTACAGCAATAGCATACTTTGCACTAGGATTCTCTGGGATCATAGTTTTCATAGGATTCTTGATGCAATCCTCTGGGTCTGGCACTTGATCTGCTATCTTCTCGTGGCTTATAAACTCTGCAGCAACACCCTCCCCAACAAGAGAAGCATACAACTGAAACCTTATCGAATCACTTGGATTACCTTGCCTTACTTGAGAAAGTTTGTACCATGATCTAGGCGTAGGTCCGGCCCATGAGCCACCCTTTTTGGGAAGTTGATGTATCAAGTCAGAGTGCGACTTAAGAAATGATGTTACGATAGTATCCGCACCCTTCTTAATAAAGTAAGTGATGATCTCTGACGCATCAACAATCACCTCAGCATGGGCAAACCTGTCCTTGAGTGGGGCAGATAGACCACGATTAATACCGCCATGCTCTTTCTTGTTTCCCATTGCTACTATATGCCAACCATCTGGCAATACATAAGAGCCAACTCTACGCTCAAGAATTAGTTGTTGAATAGCAGTTAGCACTGCAGTCGTACCATCAAGAACCTCATCAAGAATAAACAAACCTGTCTTACCATCTCTATCCTCATCGGGTAGCAAGTCTGGCGTAGCAAAACGAGTGCGCCCATCTAGCACTTGAGGCACACCCATTACATCTACTGGATCAAGTTGAGATACCCTGACATCTTTTACATTACCTAAAAGTTCTAGCCCAGTTTCAGTAACCATTTCTGTCTTACCAATCCCTGGCAGTCCAGTAAACAAACAAGTAAAATCATGCTCATGTGATGCTCTTAAAAACTCAGGGATTTGACTAGGTGTTATAGTAACTTCTGACATTACATTGCTCCGTTAGTTGTAGGAAATTTTAGTTGGTAAAGAGTACATAACCAATGCGGAAATGTACTTATCTCTTTGATTATTAACAGCATAATGGGCGGTCTTATCATTAGTTCCCAATCGCCATACCTTAATCTCTCTGCCTTCATGTATCTCATCAAACAGCATTGGCACTTTAGAAAGGTCATCATACTCCGCATCTTCTTCATCATAGATGTCATCGTCATACTCAGATACACTCATTTTTGATGTCCTCCCATGTTTTGCCAGAGTCTACCATACTCTGTTGCTGTGCTTCTAGTTCGGACTCGGTGACGCAAACCTCTCGCTTACTTCTTTTGCCTTCTTTTCTAGCGTCAATCTTATCCTGACGCGCAATCATATCAGAAAAGATCTTTAGTTTTTCTTTCTCTGTTAATTGCTTGCCATCCAGATACTCTCCCGCAAAGTTAAATACCATTTGTATTTCTCCTTACTACCCTATATGGCTAGGGCGTTGCCTCTCCACGATACCGTGGAATCTTGTCTTAGCAATGAAACCCTCATTGCCTTTGATCGGAATGTTCACCCAGTATTCATACCTAGGCTCAATTATATAGTCATGTCTGTAATCTTGGCACAAATTAATCCAATCATTACTATTCTCTGGGCATTTACCATTATCTTTAGGCGGTAACTGTGAGTTGGTTAGATTAAATATCACAAACTCCCTCTCGTTAGACTCCGCCATCGCTATCAATCTGACCCATTCGTCCTCACTGGAAGACCATCCGCTAACCAAGTGATAGCCCCAAGCATCCTCCCATCTTCTGCCCAATAAAGCATTGCTTTTGTTCAGGTTTAGTAATTGTGTTTGCCTGCTCTCACTACCCTTAAATCTTAACTTGCAATCCAAAAGATTTCTAGATAGCCAAAGAATAGCGCTGTAATTAAGCAAGAGCCGGAAAGAAATACGATGATTTGTTACGTTTTCTATGTACCCGCTATCAACTACAGCACCATATTCCTTCAGATACATTACATTCTCAGACTTGGAGAATGCGTAAGCAAAACTGACAAGAGCATCTAATCTTTTGAGCAATTCATGAGAATATTTCTCATTATCATACGCTACTTGTCGGGGCCAGTGCTTTCTATGTCTCATATCTTGTACCATTCGGGTCTTATTGCGGGCCATTTCCATTGAGCCATGTACGCTTTTGCACCACAATAGTAGTTACGATACGCTTTTGTAGTGCTTTTATCCTTGTATTCGTCTGGCATACACTGAGGTGGGGGTGAAAATCCTGCGTCTGGCATATTATCTGGCACTTTACGCAGTGCATCTAACAATTCTCCTGATTTATGTGGTGGTTTTTTGGTATAACGGCGCAGTTTCTCGTCAAGCAACGCTTCAAAATGAGCAATTAGCCACTCATAATGTTGCTTAGAACTACGCGCCCATACAGTTGAGGGGTGATTGAGGTGTGCAACCTTGTACAATCCGTGATTGTCCGCATAATCGTCACCGTCAAGGTGTCTATGTGCGGTGCTCAATATCTGTGCAGTTTCTAACGGCATTTTAACTATATGCTTGTTGCATAACTGAACAGCAGATATCACTGGGTCATCGTCTACATAAAATATATTCATGAGAACAGTACAAGTACCAGTATTGAGCAAGATATCATAAGCGAGTACATAACAAATACATCCATTTTAATCTCCTTGTTTTTATTATTACAGCGTGACGTACAGCGTAGCGCACACGCTAAGAGATATTACTGTGATATTCATCACAACCAATCCAATTGGCATAACAGAATGACCTCAGAATATCCCGCACAAGGTCGCAGGGAGCATGAAAAACGTGTTCCCTAGACATATAGCAGGGGTTAGTAGTATGTACCCACAGGGTACGGTAGGTTACAACTCGGGAGCAGTTATTGACAGTCATACTCAGGACTGATTACCGGAATTACTATCTAAATCTCTGCCTCGCTATCCTAGGCGGGACATGACTAGACTTAGTTCGTTTAGTCTTAATATTAGACTTAACTCTAGGCGTTTTTTGTGCGGGTATAACTTCAATCCACACGCCTACCTCTTTATCGTAGTACATTTTCCTCCTCTTATGATGTTATCTGTGAGAATCACACTGTTTCCAGTGTGAATCCCGCTGACTATGCCGCTTCTGACCACTCCTCCATTTTGGCAATTCTTTCGATAGTCTGATTTAGTTCGCCGATTGCGTCATATGCTTCGATGACTTGATCTCGCGCTTCATCAGAGTGCTTCTCGATATCTGCCGTGGTTTTCTCGATAAGTTTCTTTAACTGCCAGATACTTAGCGATGATTCCACCTCGAAGTCGTACCATTTGCGGGCATGAAGTGTAACCATATCAAACTCGAACTCAGACTTTTTTGCTTTCTTGAAGCGTAAGTTTTCTTTATCCCAGTTAACTTGGCATACCTCCGACACGAAGCCGATAAGTTTTTGCTTATTAACTCCGTCGCACTTTGTAATACCCTTCACAAGCATAGATAGGTATGTACTATCGCCATGCTCAGAGTAGTGCCATGCGGACGACACGAACAGTTCTTGCACTTTATCTTGCCACTTAAGTGCTTGATTTACTGCGCGTTTGATTGCCGTGCCGAGGTCTTTTCCATTTTTGATGATTTCCATCGTTGCGGTGCTCCGTTTTTGTATGAATCACGGAAGTGTGATTCTCACAAATAACATTGTTCCCATTACCATATCAGTTCCCTTTCGGGTCACGAACTGGCTTGAGAATAGTGCTGAACACTAACTCTGGCTCAAGCCCCGCTAAGTCATTTTAAATACTTATCGGTATTACAGCCCATTTTGGTCTTATCGAACCCCTTGCTAATATCCACGTGTTACTAGGGAATTGCTATAGTCGCTTTCGCTTGTATAACTCCGGCTTGTGGCGATATCGTCACCCTTGTACATTGTCGCGAGCGTTTAACGTTGTTCCCTATCCCTTGAGAATTATGGGGCGTTACTCATTGCTGGCACTCACTAGCACAAAGCATATCGCTTGACTTACCTTGAGGTATGATCCCCGCTTTTTTTCTCTGGCGCGTGGGGTAACCGTAGACTGCGACTACTTTATGCGGTCTTTGGGAAGGTCTTTCGTTCCCATGCATTTAATATAGCGTACCCAGACCCGAATTGCAAATTGACTACCTATATAAGTGCTTTCTAATATACTAACCCTGTAATATAAGCATATTCGAATATTCTGAAGGTACTCCCAGAGGCGCGTCCGAGCGAGCCAGGTTTAGGAGTCCCGGTCCACCCGCCCATACATATAAATAAAAAAAGGCATTAACACAACATTAAGCTGTTCCCAAGAGTTTATTAAGCTTTAGGTACCCCTACGTATAGGTTATTCTTTGTATATAGCTAGGGAGCATGTTTTTAGTGTTCCCTGGAGGTATAGAATTGAAATTGGATGGGGGTATATCTATTGGTTATTGTCCCCCTATGGAATATTATATTATGTTTACCTATATGGAGTATTGTCATATCTGGCTTAGCGGCAAAATTTTGAAAAGTGCGTTGCGTGTAGGCAGTGGCCGGGGCTAAGAGACCTAGAAATTTTTGATTCCAAATTTTTTGGGGGGTATATTTTTTATAAAAAGTTATTCAAAAGTTATACACAGGGTTATCCACAGGTAAAAAGTAGGTTAAATCTATGATTATAAAGGGTAATCATAAAGTTATCCACAGATAACCCACTCCCTTATTATAATATATATATATTTATATTACTATATGGACAAAATTGGTAAGGATTTTCTTAGGTGCCTGGCTAATAAATTTGCTAACAGAATAAAAGTGGGACACTCTACCCCCCTAATATGCTATAATATAAGTAATGAATTTGGGATTGTACCAGCACATCTCTCCCCTCCTTGTTGAGGGTCCCTTCTCCCTTCTGTTGGTACAGTCCCACCTTACAAAGGAGATTAAAATGCGTGGACCAGCAAAAATAGCAGGATCAAAGATGGGTTCAAGAACCTGTCCTACATGTAAAGGAACTGGTAAAGTTCCTGGAAAACCTAAACCCAAGCCAATGAGTAGTGGTAGTAAAGGAGGTGGACGAGGTGGCCCAGGGGATAGAGGTGGAGCAGGCAAAGGTCCAGGCGGTAGCGGCAGATCGCGAAGATCATAATTAAAATTTAACAAAGGAT